ACCGCATCTACCAGAACCCTAACGTGCGTATCTTTGTAGGTACAGCGAATAAGTTCCTTTCAGCAGCGTTCATTCGTGAATTGAAGACATACTTTGAAGATACTTGGCTTCAAGAACACGTCTGGAACGTTAGACCACACATTGAAGGGCGGCTTATTCCGATAATGGATAAGTCTGGTAGAAAGCGGAGGAGTGCGATAGCCGAAGAAGGCACGGACGACACAGAAGCAGAAGACAAGAAAGTCGTTTGGCGCGGTGACGCACTCCAAGTACTTCGTAGTGACATTCTCAAGGAGCCTACTGTAACGGTGGGTTCTGTTGGGTCTGTTGCTACAGGGTTTCACTATGACGAGTTGTACCTGGACGACGTTGTTACTTTTGATAATGTATCCTCAGCAGAAAAGAACAAGCGAGTATTCTCTTGGATATACGACCTTGAATCCGTACTTGACCCTGAGTACTTTGACGACGAGCTATACACCTCTCTCAAGCGGTGCATTAAAGCCAAAACGCATGAGGAGAAGCTTAAACGTATCTGCACTGTGGGAAATACCATTATAGTTGTTGGAACTAGATACGACAAATTAGATTATTATGCTCACATTATGGAGCATTATGAAGATTTAGAGTTTGACGTATACCAGAAAAACATCTACAAGAATGGTGTGAACCGGGACGACGGTTACCTGTGGGCAGAACGTTTCAGTGAAAAGCAGGAGTTGCGGCTAAGAGCGAACATGACTGCTAGACGTTTTGCTTCCCAGTATTTGAATAGTATTCTAGCAGACGAGGACAAGGTTTTACGGTATGAAAATATCCAGTGGCTTCATCCATCTTCGGTTAACCAGGACTCGGAAGTCCGAGGGTATGCATTTATTAGAAGAAAAGAAGACGAGAAGCCACGACGAATTAAACTCGTTTGTGTCATTGACCCTGCTGCGGCTACAAACGCAAGTGCTGACTACACTGCTATGGCTATTGGTGGCGTTGACCATGACGGTAATTTGTACATCCTCGACCTCAAATTGGGAAGGTGGCAAATACACCAGTGGGTCAAGGAAATGTATTCACTGTTAGATAAGTGGAAAATAGACGTAGTACACGTTGAGACTGTGGCTTTCCAGAAGACACTCATCCAAACCATTCGCGGCTTCTTCAAAGAGTACCGCCCTATTGCTGTTGTTGAATACAAGCCAGGAAACGTTAAGAAGGAGACTCGTATTGAGCAAACTTTACAACCCATCTTTGAGAACTTCATGATATTCATGTCTACCTATCTCGGTGGCAATACTAACCTTCAAGACCAGATAACGTACTTTCCGCGTAAGACTATGAAGGACGACGGTGTTGACGTTATAAGCATGGTGAAGGAAATTGCCAAGCCACCCGCTAAGCCTAAAGACGGCAAGGTTAGAAGCATGGCAGGTAGAACAAGGTGGAATAAACGTTTTGGAGGTATTTGGTAATGCAACAGTACAACAAAGACTTTGAATTAAACCTCAAAGATATTATCACGACTGACTTCTATGACCCGCTTACGCATGACGGACAGAAAATTAAAGCGAGTAATGTAGTGCAGGAAGTTAAAACTCTCACACAACATTATCGCAACGAACGCATGGACAAAGAGGAGCGCTGGCTTGAATGTTGGGCGGCTTACTTCGGAACACCAGGGGCTAACCAGTTCACTCGTGCTATGGCTCACACTGTAGTAGGAGACGTACAAACAAACTGGCGGCACCGAATTACCACGGGTAAAGCGTATGAGGTTGTAGAGACTATCAACGCATACTTACAAGGCGCGTTCTTTCCCCAGTCGGACTGGTTTGATATGCAACCAGTATTTGCCATTGGCTCTCCCGACTATAAGAAGTTGCTGAAAGTTCTTGTGAAATACATGAAGAAAAAGCTTTCAGACGCGAATATTGAGGATATGTGGGACTTATTCACACGTCAAGCTATTGTCACGGGTTCTAGTGTTATTGCACTCCCCTGGCGTTATGACGTTCGCCATGTGAAGAAGAATGTATTGGTAAGTGACCTGTCTCAGTCTACCGTTAAGCAGATTATGACCGAAAAGGTAATCTATAACGGACTAGACTTGGAAGTGCTAGATATGTTCGACACGTATTTAGACCCTGACGCGAAGACTCCCAACAGTGCAAACCTCATCCGGCGTTATACCAAAAGCAAAGCGGAACTTATCCAGTTAACTAATGCTGGCGTATACAGGTTAGGGCGCAAAGAACACATTAAACGTTTGAAGCCCTACGGAATGACGACAGATAGCCATCGAGTTGACCTTGAAATGTTCCAAGGCTTCCAGCAAAGTACTTGGCACCCAACCGATAAAGTGGAAGTGCTAGAGTTCTGGGGCAATATCTGTGTAAATGAGGTCGAGTTAAATGACGTGGTTATCACAGTAGCCGACGACTGCCTTTTAAACGTGGAGACTAACCCGTTTTGGGCGGGTAAGCCGTTTATTGTTGGTACTTACACCCCAATTTTAAACTCACCTTATGGTATTGGCGCTGTTGAGCCGTGTTTAGGAAACCTTCATGTACAAAACCTCACTGTAAACCAACGTTTGGATAGCAGGGAAATTACTTTATCCCCAATGTGGGAAGTAATGAACGACGGGGTTATTGACCCTAACGAAGTATTCAGCGAACCAGGTAAGGTTTTTCAAGTAGCACAACCAGGCTCTATTCGTCCTATTCAAAGGGACATGAATATGGGTGGTAGTGTTGAGGAGGAACAGTTACAAGAGCAACGCATTGATAAATCCACGGGTGTTGGTGCCTACCTAGGAGTCAACAGTGGGCGTTCCGGTGAACGTGTGACGGCTGAAGAGGTGCAAGCCCAGCGTGAGGCTGGTGGTAACCGTTTAAACCGTGTACACAAGCACATGGAGTCCACCGCTTTAATGGAGTTTCTCTCCCGCTGTTACTCGTATATGCAGCAATTTGTAGTTAATGACGACATTATTCGTATTCGTTCTGAGTCAATACCAGACGCTTATGAATACATCGCTGTTGGTGTAAATGAGTTGTCCTTTGATATGGACATCAAGCCGCTCGGTGCTGACCACATTGCTGATAAGGAGTTTGAATTACGGCAACGGTTAGACTTTATCTCGTTAGTGTCTGGTGTTCCCGATATGGCAGCAAAGGTTAATTGGGAAGAGCTACTTAAGGACTTAGCTCAACGTTTCCTTAGAGACGATACAGAGCGGTTTATTAAGAGTGGGGAAGAAGCACAACCACAACAAGCTCCTCCTGATATGGGTATGGCTGCTCCGCCTCAACAGAGCTTAATGCCTAACCCCACGGCTGGCTTACCAGGGTTACCCGCTGGCTTGCCTCCTGACGCTATGGCTGGAATTGCTGAACAGTTACAGTTTGCTGGTGGTCAACCGCTAGTTAATGCAGCACAAGCCGCAATGACTTTAGACCCACAGGCAGCGTTAATGCAAAAAGCACAAGACTTAGGAGTAGCACCAAATGGATAATGCACTAATGAACAACAACCCTAATGAAGAGTGGGACGATACTTTTGAGGAACGACCTACGGGGGCTGTCCCTGCTAGTCAGGAAGAGAACCAGCAACAACCTAGTGAAGTTCCTCAGAGTGAAGCGCCAGAAGACACATTAACTGTTAATGGTGTTTCACTAGACGACTTGAACATTGAAGAGACTTCCACTGAAGAAGCGCCAGTAGAGGAAGCTCAACCAGAGAAGCCCATTGGCTATGAGGAGTTTGCGAACAACTTTAAGAAGTACTTAGGTATTGACTTAGAGCAAGCAAAGCTAATGGTCGCGGAACTACAAGGGTTCAGGGTGCAGACGCTAGTTGAGAAACAGCAGTCTCAGCTTAAGAGCAAGTGGGGCGACGACTACGACAACCGCTTTAATGCCGTTAAAGAATACTACTCAAAATTACCACAAGACAAACAACAAGCGTTGGATAATGTGGAAGGTGCTGAATTAATCTGGGCTAAAATCGAACGTGACCAACAGGCACAGCGCCAGAATAGAACGCCTCAAGTACCTAATTTTGTTTCTGGTCGTACCACTTCTGCACAAACAAGAACTTCTACGGGTAACAAACCTGTATTCCAATATTCCGACATTGTTAATATGTCGCCTAGTGAATATCGCGCACGGCAACAAGAGATACAAAGTGCGTTTGACGAAGGTCGTGTCAATATGGACTCTGACGACTCACCTTTTTAATTACCTTTTCTAATTTATAGGAGAACACTAAATGTCAGGATATTCTGAGTTTGCCCCACAAGGTGGCGCTTTTAACCTAGCCAATACCAGCGTATTTCGCCCTACCATTTGGTCAACTGACCTCATCCGGTATCGTCGTACTAACCTGGTTATTGCTCAACATACGCTTAAATCTTCCTTCAATGGAACTAAGGGCGACAAAATTAAAATGCCTCGTATCGGTCGTTTAGGAGTTCGTCCTAAGCAGTCCGGCGCACCTGTGTACTTCCAAAACCGCAGTGAGTCGGAATGGGAAATGGTCATTGACCGATACATGGAAAGTTCTTTCAGTATCGAAGAAATTGCTGAAGTGCAAGCTAACCAGAACCTCCGCTCAATTTACACTGAGGAAGCTGGACGTGCATTGGCAGAAGATATTGATAACTTTATTCTTGCTCAACGAGCTGCTGTTCTTGGTGCTTATCCATCAGACCACATTACGAGTACGAACCCTATCTCATACGCTGACATCCTTGCAGCATGGGAAATTCTCAACGTCCGTAAAGTGCCAAAGCAAGGACGCAAGCTTTTCATCTCCCCTGGACAAGAAGCCTCAATGTTGAATATTCCTCAGTTCACGCAGAACGGAGTATATAACGGTGGAACTATTGCTTCCATGGGTTCTGGTACTATCGGAACCATTCTCGGTATGCCCGTAGAAATGACTACCGCTCTCGGTGCTAACTCCTTGACGGGTTACCAAAATGGTGACGACGGTATTTTACTTCCTACCCCTGGTATGACGGGTAGCACTTACTTCCCAACCCAAAACGCACAAGACGAAACCGGGACAGAACGTGCGCCAGTTGGTCTGCCAGCAGGTTACACTACAGCAATGATTGCGACTCCCGAATGGTGCCGCTTTGCTGTACAGAAAGTACCTCGCGTTGACGCAACTTGGTCTACTGAGTATCAGGAATGGCGGGTTGTTCAAACTCAAGTGTACGGTGCTAAAGTTTATCGTGCTGATTCAGCAGTGCTGATTTCTACAGACGAAGATAACTTAGTCGCCTAAACTTAATAATTAACCTTACGAGGCAGGGCGGCTAATAACTGCTCTGCCTTTTTTATTGCTATGGCTTCTGATACTTTACTTTCAGTGTGTAATACCGTTATCCTAAATTGTGGTGAACGTCCATTAGTGAACACCAACAACACAATGGGGTTGAGAGTTAAAGCCGCTTTACGAAGCGCACTTACTGACGTTCAGACCTTATACGACTGGAGCTGGGCTAGGCAAATGGTTACGGCTTCATCATGGTCTGGTAATATTGCCACCATTGAGAATATGCAAAGATTGAAGTCGGTCTATTACCGAGAGCAGTACAGCGACTATCAATTGCGATATGAACCTTACAGCGCAATGAGGAGACGCTCTCTCTATGTTGGTAAGCCGCACACGTATTCAGTTATTGACGAGTCACAAGTAGCAGTATTACCTTATCCGAATACTGTTGACACACAGAACGCTGTACTCTTTGACGTTGTTTTGTGGGTGGACTTGCCCATTAATGACGGTGACAGCTTTGCCTACCTGCCCGTGGCGTTTGTAGACCTGCTCATTAAACGGGCATCAGGTATGTTGGCAACTCAACACAACAATGATTTATCTCTGGCACAGGTATTCAATACCGAGTTTGAGGCACTTGCCCAACGGTTGCGGGATAGATACCGGAATACTCCATCTGACGGTTTAAATATGTATAGAGGTATTCGATAATGGCACCAAACCTAAATAGACAAGAAGGTGAACCAGGTGGCTTAAACGCCATTCAAGCGGCTAATTATGGTGGTCTGAATACCATCAGCAACCCTCTCAATATGCCCGTAGAGGACTCAGCCGCATTGCGAAATATGCAGGTAACTCAGACTGGCACTATGGCAAAACGGAAGGGTACAACGGCAATTGCTACGGCAATGACTGGCGGACAGTTTTCCGGCAACAGGTTTATCACGTACACTCTGAGAAACGGGCAACGTGTGGTTATTGCCAAAATGGGAACCAGGTTAGACGTGTATCGTATTCAAGAGAACGTCCTTAGTACTGGCGTTAAAGCACCACGGCTAATTCTCACCACCAACTTTAACAACGTGTGGTCAGCAGAAGCGGACGGTGTTAGGTGCGAC